CTCAGATACTAGAAGAAGAGTTGTCATCACGTAACCCTGCTCACGATGATGTTATAGACGCACTAGCTTCAGTCATAGACATGGCTGTTAAACCAGCTAGAGTAATACGTAGGAGTAGAGATAACGTGGTACAGTTTAACTCAAGATTTGGTGGAGTTTCCTTCTAATGGCTGGAACAACTATTGACCTTCAAACCATGATTGATCCCCACGGTCTAGCAGAAGACATTGCAGATCGTTGGACACAATGGCACAACGCAAGACGAACAAAAGTAGAAGAGTGGAAAGAGTTACGTAATTACATTTACGCTACTGATACTCGCACTACGTCCAATAGTAAACTACCTTGGACTAACAGTACGACTACACCAAAGCTAACACAAATAGCTGACAATCTACACGCTAATTACTTCTCAGCTTTGTTTCCTCAGAAGCGTTGGTTTAGGTTTGAAGCTAACGATGCAGCCTCAGACATAAAGAGCAAGCGTGATGTTATCCAAGCTTACATGGAAAACAAGATAAGACAGTCTGACTTTGTCAATACTACAAGCAAACTAATTAATGACTATATTCAGTACGGTAACTGTTTTGCTACAGTAGAGTTTGAGAGAGACTACACTGAGTACGAAGATGGTGAACGAGCAGTAAACTACGTAGGACCAAAGCTTGTACGTATTAGTCCTTTCGACATATGTTTTAATCCACTAGCAGCAAGCTTTGGTGAAAGCCCTAAGATTGTCAGAAGCATGATGAGCATGGGTGAGTTAGCTAGAAAGATTGAAGAGACTGTAGAGAACGATTACTTAAACAAAATCTTTGAGAAGATGGTAGGTAACAGGGCTGCAGTAAGCGGTAATGATGTTGACATAGATAAGTCTCACGCCTTTATAGCAGACGGTTTTACAAACCTAAACGAATATTACGAGTCAAACTATGTAGAGCTTATGACATTCTACGGTGACATCTATGATGCTGACACCAAAGTCTTCCACAAGAACAGAGTTATAACTATTGTAGATAGAGCGTATGTAATCTACAATGAGCAGAACCCTAGCTGGTTAGGTAAGTCACCTATCTACCATGCAGGTTGGAGAGAACGCCCAGACAATCTATATGCTATGGGGCCACTTGACAATCTTGTTGGTATGCAGTATAGAATAGATCACTTAGAGAACCTCAAGTCTGATGTCTTTGATCAGATAGCTTACCCTATCATTAAGATCAGAGGTGACGTAGAGGACTTCGACTTTGAGCCAGCAGCACGTATATACATGGGTGAAGAGGGTGACGTAGGATACTTAGCTCCTGACGCTACAGCACTAAACGCAGACTTCCAGATACAGAACCTAGAAAACAAAATGGAAATGATGGCTGGTGCTCCAAGAGAAGCTATGGGTATCCGTAGTGCAGGTGAGAAGACAGCCTTTGAAGTACAGCAGTTGATGACTGCAGCAGGACGTATCTTTCAACACAAGACTGCACACTTTGAGAGAGTATTCCTAGAGCCTATACTAAACGGAATGATCGAAGCTGCTAGACGTAACATGGACTACGCAGATACAATCAGAGTTCTTAATGAAGACTCAGGTGTGTTCTTCTTTGAAGAGATTACAAAAGAAGACATCATGGCTAATGGTAAGATTATACCTATGGGTGCTAGACACTTTGCTGAAAGAGCACAGAGAGTACAAAGCTTAACACAACTTTACCAGATTAAACTAGCTGACCCTACTGTTGCTGTTCACTTGTCAGGTAAAGAATTTGCTAGAGTACTAGCAGATGAGTTAGGTGAACCAGCATTGTTTGGTGATAACATTACAGTTTCTGAACAACTAGAAACTCAACGTATGACTAATGAAGCTGAAGTACAGTTTGAAGAAGAACAACAAATAGCAATAGAGAAAGGGCTATAGAATGTACGGAAACACTAAAAAGAAACCAAAGCCTAAGAAGAAGCCAAAGAAATAAATGAAAGCCGCTTGGTTTAAAAAATGTAAGACGCAAGAAGACAAGGACAAGATCAAACAAAAGATTATGTCTAACTCAGAAAGTCTTCTGCTTCTTGAAGAGATTCTTGAGTCTATGCTTGAGGATAGACCGACTACTGCTGACTATGACAGCACTTCTTGGTCACACAAAATGGCTGATCGTATCGGCTACAACAGAGCACTAACCCAAGTGCTCGATCTTATTAACCTAGATAAGGAATAAAACTATGGTATTTACTACTGATAACACTGCAACCACACAGGAAGATCAGAACAACGAGACTCAAGTACAGGAAACCCCTTCACAGGAATCCTTTCTTGATAAACTTGTACAGGCAAAGGGACAGAACTGGAAAGACCCTGAAGTGTTAGCCAAAGGCAAATTAGAAGCCGATGGTTACATTAAAAATCTTGAAGACCAACTCACCCAAATGAGGGAAGACTTGAAGAAACAGGAATACAAAAACGAAGTTCTTGATCAGCTTCAGACCAAGGCCGCTGAATCTACTGCAGCGACTAATGAAGTGCCTAATAATAACAGTAGCACTAAGGACCAGAATACCACTGCAAACTTTAGTGAGGAAGACCTGAAGAGCCTTGTAGAAAAGACACTTGGTCAGCGAGAGTTAGAAGCCAAAGTTAATGGTAACTTACAACTTGTTGATAAAGAACTAGAGGGAAGTTTTGGCACTGAAGCCAAGGCTCAAATCGAAAGGAAAGCTGAAGAGCTTGGTATGTCAATAGATCGTTTACGAGACATTGCTGCTGAGTCACCTAACGCCTTCTTCGCTCTTATAGGTGAGAACAAACGTCCTGTTAACCCTATGGTTTCTGGATCAGTTCGAACTGAGGGTGTCAATATGCAATCCTCTACGGAAAGAGATTTTAATTACTATCAGAAACTTCGTAGAGAAAATCGTAACTTGTACTATTCTGCTAAGACGCAACAACAAATGTTCGAGGACAAATCACGTCTTGGCGATAAGTTTGGTGCATAATTAAAGGAACTTAGACATGGCAATGACCACATCTAACACTACGTTCCTGCAACGTGCTCAGGTCTACTCATCAGAATTAAAAGACATTCTGCGTGAAGAGATGATGGCACAAAGATATGTTCGTATGCTTGACGGTTTTCCTGACGGAAACACTTTCAACATTCCTTCTATCGGGCAGGCACAAGTGGACAACTACTCTGAGGACAGTGCTGTTACCTACCGTCCACTAGACACAGGTAACTTTACATTCTCAGTTGATAAGTATCTCTCATCAGCTACTTATATGACCAAGAAAGCAGAGCAAGACACATTCTATTCTTCAGAATTAATGTCACGCTTTGTACCTGAACAAGAACGTGCAATCATGGAACATTTCGAGACAACAACTCTCGCTGCTCCTGAAGCTGGCGTATCAGCTAACTCAACAGAAGCAATCAACAGCATCTCAATGCGTGTTGGTTCTACTGGTACAGGGGAAGTTATCTCCTTAAAAGAGTTTGCTTATGCACGTTACGCTCTGAAGAAACAGAACGTTCCAGACAGCAACTTGGTAGCCATCGTTGATCCGTCTGTTGAGTACACACTTAACACATTGAGCAACGTAATAAACGTGTCAAACAACCCACGTTTTGAAGGACTAGTTCGTGATGGTATAGCAACTGGTATGCGTTTCGTAGCAAACGTATATGGGTTTGACGTATACTGCTCAAACTTCCTACCAACAGCAACCGATAACGCACTTCCAGATTTAGCTGCTGCTAACCAAGATTACTCATCAACAAATGGTGTTGTAAACTTGTTCTTCTCAGCAGATCAGTCTGTAAACCCATTCGTGGGTGCGTTTAGACAGCAACCTCAGGTTGACTACGACTACAACAAAGACTTCCAAAGACACGAGTTTGTAACAACTGCTCGTTATGGTGTCAAGTTGTACCGTCCTGAAAACATGGTTCGTGTTGTCACGAAACCAACAGTAGCGTAAGGAGGTAGATTAATGAGTTATGTAAACGCAGACGGTCTAGAAGTTCTTACCGCAGGTGAACAGGGAACTGCTGCAAAGCGTGGTACTTCTCTTTCAAGTCAGAAGAAAGCATTAGTGATGAATATCACAGGAACAGAAGTTCCTAGTGCTGCTGCAACTCCGCAGGATCACGATGCTTTCATTCCAGCAGGTTCGTACATCACTGGTGCTCACCTTATTGTCTCAACAGCTTTCACCTCAGGTGGTTCAGCTACATTGACAATCGGTGCATATCAGCAAGACGGTACGACTGTAGATGCTGACGGTATTGACGCAACTATTGCTTTAACAGCTATTAACGCTGCAACAAAAGCAGTAGCTTGTGACGGTGCTTTAGTCGGTGGTGCAGCAAATGTTGGTGCAGCAGATGTATACATCGAAGCTATCTATGGCACAGCAGCATTAACTGCTGGTGAAGCCAAGTTGGTTATCGAATACATCGAGGCTTAAAAGCTTTGGGTGTTCCTTCGGGAGCACCCTACTTATTCCCTAGGAGATATTAATGGCAAACGTAAACCACTCTACTCTTTCTGATCCTTTCTTACATGAACCTAAAGGCGTTGCTTCAGCAAGTAGTGGTGACGTTTACCTAGCTAACGGTTCTGGCTCAGGTACTTGGACTTCAAGACAAGCTATACTAACAGTTCAGTTTCCAGACATTTCATCTGCAAGTAATCTTTATGTACCCATACCTTATGCAGGAACTATAACTAAAATACAAAGTGCTTTGACAGCAGCTATATCTGGTGGAGATGCTGTATTTACTGTAACTAATTCATCGGGTTCTTCAATGGGAGTCCTTACTATAACTCAATCAGGTTCTGCTGCAGGTGATGTAGATACACTAACACCTTCATCGAACAACACAGTAACAGCAGGAAGTTTTATAAAGATAGCGTGTGCAGGTGCACCAAGCTCACACGTTGAAGCTTGCATAGTTGTTTGTGTGGATGGATCGTAATGAAAAGTAATCTCTTACAAATAGTACAGTCTATTCTATCTGATATGGATTCAGAGGATGTCAACACTATCTCTGACACAGTAGAGGCCCAACAGGTAGCCTCAGTAGTAGAAGATACTTACTTCAACATAATTGCAGCTAGAGATATACCAGAGCATAATAAGTTAATACCTCTAGTTTCTTTAGCTAACAACGCAAAGCCTACTCACTTTACGTACCCTGCAAGAACAAAACAATTAATGCGTCTTGACTACAACATAGGAACTGCTTCTGTTCCTGACTACAGAGAAATAGTTTATGTAGAACCTTTAGTGTTCCTAGACAGAATGGATGAGACAGCTAAGAAAGTAACTACTGTTGACCAATCTGTAGAACTATTTGTAGGAAACGATAAAGACCCATCGTACTACACCTCGTTTAACGACAACCACATTATAATGGATGCTTATGATGCTGCAGTAGAAGCTAATTTAGCAGCTAATAAAACAAGAGCGTTCTGTGCTATATACCCAACCTTCAGTCAAACAGATGCTTTCGAGCCTGACCTAGATCAAACACTAATGCCTTTACTACTGGCTGAAGCTAAGTCAGCTTGCATGAGTTTATTTAAGGGAGGCTCTGATCCCAAGGTTGAACAGTCTGCACGTAGGTTAAAGTCTTACGTACAAAATGATCAGTACAAAACTAGACTAGCTTCAAGAAACCAGTACGGAAGAAGTTAATGATTGAAATAGATATTGACACAGTGAACCAACATTGTGTAATAAAGTCTGATAAGATGGTTTCAGAGATTTATGTCAGTAAAGAAGAAAGCGGATACAGTTTCTTTAAAGTAAAGTTTGAGAAGGGTTCAGTACCAAGTGAACTATCTGGCAGATACTCTAGCTTACAAAAAGGCAAAGAAGCTGTAGAGCATTACTTAAGAAACAAAGTAAAAACTAAAACTGTTCAGCGTAATGAATACGCAGACCAACGTGAGAAAGAACGCAATGGCTCAAAGTCTAAGTCAAAAGGCAGTTAACAACTTTGTCAAAGGTCTTATAACTGAGGCTGCTGAACTTACATTTCCTGAAGGTGCTTCTGTCGATGAGCTAAACTGTGACCTACGTAGGGATGGTACTAGACGTAGACGCTTAGGCGTAGAGTATGAGACAGGTAATGTTCTGTCTTCGTTTACCCTTAGTGATGCTGAACAGACAGCCACAGGCTCTTGGGTTAACGTTGGTGGTAATGCTGATCTAGAGTTCTTGGTCCTTCAAAAGGGTGCTATACTTTACTTCTATAACAAGGGTGCTCTACCTTACTCCAACCAAGTAGAGTCTAACTCAGTAAACCTATCTTCTTATCAACAGTCTGGTTCTAATGGTGCAGACACAGCTAAGTGTCAGTTTACATCAATCAAGGGTACTCTAGTTGTATCATCACCTGAGATAAACACTATAGCTATCCAGTATAGCTCAGGAACATTTACAGTTACTCAGGTAAGTTTTGAAATAAGAGACTTTGAGTTTCAAGGTGATACAAACACATACTTTGATAATGATAGTTCACCTTCTCAAAACAGAAAGTATGATGCACAAAATGCAGGCTGGAACACAGGTAACGGTGCTCCTACAGACTTAACCAAAAGACTTACTCATCCTTGGTACGCAGGTAAGGACACAGACGGTAACTACGATTCTGCAGAGTGGGAAAAGATTTACGGTGGTACAACTCTAACAGGTAACGGTCACTACAAACTAGACTTCTTTACAAAGAACAGAGGTTCAACATCAGGTCTGTCAGGCTTAACTAAGATGACTGATACAGAAGCGTCTAGGTTTAGATGTGCTGAGTCTTTCTCTGGTAGAGTTTTTTACGCAGGTATTGACAGTGCTGAAAATGCTGGTACAATACTTTTCTCTAAACTTGTTGAAACAGTAGATGACTTAGGTGTTTGTCACCAACAGAATGACCCTACTTCAGAGTACATATCTGATCTCTTAGATACAGATGGTGGCACTATAAGAATACCAGACGCTGTTAAAATACAAAGGCTATACGCTTACCAAAACTCTCTCTTTGTGTTCGCTGAAAATGGTGTGTGGCAAATCTCTGGTGTGGACGGTGTGTTTAGAGCAGCGTCCTTTTCTATAAACAGGGTTACTAGAGTTGGTATCTTACAGCCTCAGACATTTGTTGAAGCTGAGGGTGTTCCTTTCTGGTGGTCAAGATTTGGAATACACACACTACAAACAGATCCAGTGTCAGGTCAAGGTCAAGAACAGAACATAACAATACCTACTGTTCAAACCTTTTGGGATTCTATTGACGCTGATGCTAAACTAAAAGTAACTGCTGTCTACGATGCTATCAACAAAAGAATATATTGGGGCTATCCTAATAAAGATGAAACTGTAGCCTCTAAACTTAACAACTTTTTAATTCTTGACGTACCTCTCCAAGCTTTCTTTCCTTGGAAAATCTCTGACCAAAGCTCTAGCACAGACTGTGTGATTGGCCTAGCTTTTTATTCAGGGTATGGTGCTAGTGAAGTAGCTCTAGACGTTACATCAAACAACGGTGCAGACGATGTTGTTACATCTAGTGGTGATGACGTTGTGTCTACACAAGTATCAAATACAAACACAGGAGACCCAGCTATTGTTCTTATCTGTAGGGAAGGGTCAAACAACAAGATAACCTTTGGTGCATTTACAGGTATTGCTTTTCTTGACTGGACAACAACAAACTACTCATCATTTGCTGAAACAGGTTACGACTTTGTAGGTGATGTTATAACCAAGAAGAACGCACCTTACATTGTTACATACTGTAGAGTAACTGAGACAGGATTTACAGGTAATGAGAATGATGGTTACGAAGCTGTAAGACCCTCAGGTTTAAAAGTTTCTGCTTCTTGGGATTTTGCTGAAGCCTTTGGTACAGCGCAACAAGTATACAGATTAAAGTATCCTTTGTTTCCTAACAACAGTAACCTTAGTGACTTCAACTATCCAGATGATGTCATAACATCAAGAGTAAAAATACGTGGACACGGACGATCCATGAGAATAAAATACGAAAGTGAACAGGGTAAAGACTTCTTGCTCCTAGGTTGGGGCTTGGTACAAGGAAGGAACCCTAGATACTAATGTTAATACGTGATTTGCGTCAAGAAGACTTGTATGACGTTTTGTACTTCTGTAAAAAGTTCTACAAAAAAGCTGGCTTCGAAGACTTAGGAAAGCTTAACCAAGAAAAAACTCTACAATACATA